AAAGGGGAGTACATAAGAAAAAGGGTGTGACATTGTTCCGTTCTTTATAGGGCCAATAGTTTGTTTTAGTCGGCGACTCTGATCGGCACTTTCAAGACTCGATCACGTGTAGTATTCTCGACTAACATGCATATCCGATAAACGGTTCGCATGCTAAACGACTGCAACATAATCAACTCTGTCATGCCGGCCCGCGCTACATCATCGTAGTAAGCGCTAATATAAGCACTAGAGTAACCCCAAATATTGGGAGGCTTAAAGGGCAAATCACCCGTCAACCAACCAAACCAAACTCTTCTACCCCCACGCTGTTCTATCCGTCTAGAAATCACTCTCCACTCTGGATCCACATATACATTACGTATCCAGTCCAGGTCACGTACACGTATCGCCTGCCGTAGAACGACATCCTTCCCTGTGAGCGGAAGTTTGTCATTACTAGGACATACGTACGGCACGTTTCCATTCCTTAGATACCCCTGAAATGCGTATATCGGCTTCGCGTATCTTTCGTACTCGCCGACAGTGATTTCTTTCTTTGCGTGCGGTAGGTCAAGGTTCTCGACCATGGTCTGTCGGTAACCTTGCTCATCAAAGAAGGGCGCGATGCGCTTCCATCGTTCATTCAATTTTCTCAACCCTTTTATATCTTCCTTTTCGATAGCATATTGTCTGGTATATTTTCCTGGTGTATATTTAATTCTACCCGAGTTTCCATACCCCAAACCACCCAAGCTGGCTGGAGTATTCGTTATCTCCTGAATAACTTCACGGGGTATCCTACTACCTCCCGTGGCGTCATTGAGATACTGTTGAAGTCCTTTTTTTAGAGGAAAACCTCTAGAAATAAAAGTATTCCAACCTCGAGCTATTTCACTCAGTCGTTCTATACCTGCTACCGGGTCGCGGGAACCTGGATTTCTCCATAAAATAGATGTTATGGATCTGAAATAGTATCCCGTCACTAGTCCTGGACGTGCGACCCTCCTTAAGTATTCATCCCTCTTGTTGTCTACAAAGAATTTCCCGGGATTAACACCGAATCCCATCATTTTGTAGGCGAGATATACCATCCCGGCTGACATCCAGTCAGGACATAAAACTCTATCATCATCACCCTGTGCGACAACATTCAGGTATGGGTAGGAGCCACCTAGTCTAGTTATAATTTTTGCAGCGGTGTAAATTTCGGCCCAGTTAGATATAGTATCTAACAGTGCTGTCCATCTCCAACCACTCATTATCCCTTTACTAATCCGTATCTTCTCCTTTCCCACCCTAACGTACCCTCCGACTGTCAATGTTCTACGTATTCTAGCCAGAACATGTAGAAGTTCTGTTCTAACAGGGTCTTCGGCACGTTTACTCACCACCACAGATATTTCCTCCACCATAATATCGATCATTTTCCTATTTACTTGATGATCGAAGTGATCCTGGTCTAACGGAATCTTTACGGTCCACGGAATATCTGTATCCTTTGCAAAATTCAGCCACATTTCAGCAAGTTGTTTTACGTTCATAAAAAGGGTACTCTTAGTCGTACCTTCTAATGCGCGTTCAATCCAATGACTAACATACGCCATCAACCAGTATGTTTCATCATCAGAATTGACAACAGCCCGGACTTTACCGGTCTCAACTTTCTGAACCGCCGAATTCTTTTGCTCTATGTGTCTGTGTCCACTCAGCACTCGCTCGATGGTCGTAGGTCGTAAGGCTAAAGCAGTTCTCCATTTGCTTCCCTTTGCGTACCTTGTTTTTCCATCCACATAGTATCTTACTCCTTCTCGTCTCTTTGTGGCTCCGGATCTAGCCCAATACGAGATATCACTACTCCACTCCTCAATCGTCTTTGCGTACTTGTTCGCCTTGACAAGTCCAGGTAAATCTTTTAAAAAGTCTTTCACACCATTACGAAAATCGGAATAAAACTGTGAGCTTGTTAACCCAGTAGTTTGATTCCAAGAATAATGTTCGACCTCACCTGTGACCCAGTCAACTATAGATTCATGAAAAGTTTCGATAGATTTTTCTTGTAGGTAACCGCCACCGGCTTCCCAATTTACTAGTTTCATCCACCCATCCTCCTGTTCTAACGGAGTGCCTTCGGTTAAGAGGTTCCCATATTTTTTAAAAACAAGGGTGAGTCTCCTAAACAAAAGATTTAGTGAGGAGGCAGTAGACACCTGAAAAATCCCAATCATCCTGAATAGTTCGTTGATGTAAATACGTTCTTCAGCGGTGAATCCTAACCAAGCTAGAGACAGAGATCTGCCCCAACGTGGGCCGAACCTCATCCACTTGGGAGAGGGACGCCAGGATTTAGCATATCGCATTAATGAAACCTCGCGCTTAGTAAGGGCTTCATCGAACGAAGGAAAATCTACATCTGGAACCGGTTTCGCACGTAATTCTTTCCCATATTTAATCAAATCAGCAAGAGCTTCAATTGCAGCAGCTTTGGAGGGGAGAACTTCAAAAAGTTCTGCGCTCCCAGACTTTCGCCACGCTCTCAATTGATCCAATGAATTATATTCCTGAAAATACAGTGCAGTTTCCCATTCTTTCCGATTGGGCAAGGATGCGTACACATCCTTAGGTTCTAGTTTAAAAAGTCGTCAGCCATCTCGTCTATCTCATCTGGTTTTACCGTCTCCGAACCAACGTCCGGACCGTAAGATAGATTTTGAGTGGTGACAGTTGTTTGTATGTCAAAAATTCTATTTTTCCCGAAAAATAGTGATCTGAAGCCAGAGAAAAAGTAGAATCTGGGACTCATTTTAGCACGATAATCGTTCCGACATATAATTTTCGGGCACATTATCGGTGTAATACTTGGAGTCCAGAGGGCTAGGTGAAAATTTTCGTAGACTATATTCCACAGGCCACTTGTAGGTGAGACATACGGGATGACCAGGTCATGAGGATCACCCCCTCGTAAATCGGAGACTTTCATCGAACTCAAGTTATCAGCAAAGCCATTTATCCAGTCTCCTACACAGCAAGCATTTATCATACCTCTGAGCAATTTCTCGTCCTTGATTATGTCCCTGGAGTTTAATATCAAGTCGTACGAGTTTATCCCACTCTCGTAGGGAACACGTTTCATTCCAACGAACGATGCCGAGTCATCCAATGCATGTCGCTTCATTTTGGTGTATTTTGAAATTGTCTGCCCAGGCACGACACCATAGGGAATGATCATCAGATGACTGCCGTTGACCCCCCAGAACTGATTAAAGGGCAAGTCCACATAAGGGAGAGTGAACTTTGGTGCATAATAGGCCAAGGGATATGTCTTTCGTAGTTCCATTATTAATCTATTCCGAAAAGTACGAACTAATTTTTGTTGAATACCCGGATTACTAGTTGGGCCTCTGGATCGTAACAGAGCGTGTGGTATTCCTAATCTTTCTGCTAATAAGTCTACACCTACCGCAAGCGCTTCATTTCCTCCCATCCAAGTGGACATCAGGGTTATGAGACGTCGCCCGTCACGACTTAGATTAGCGTAGCTGACCATACGACTTGCTACAACGAGGCTGTACACGTGGGAAAAAGGTCTGACCAGAGCGTGTACGTAGTCGAAAGGAAAAGTGGAGTCATTCGCGCGGGTAACCGGGCTCTGTCCGAGCGCGCTGTGAAACAGTCCAGCTTGTCGCTGCAGTGCGGGTGCATCGGCAGGAGTATCATAGTAATCATTTATGTTGTCGAACGGTTCAGACCCGTCTCCCAACGCCTCATGCCAGGCAGGACTACCTCTTACTGTCACCCCAAACCTCCAGTTCATTATTCCCCTCAAACACATCAGATCCTTCATGACTAGGTTTGCAGACTGCCACGCTTCTTCACTGTTGTAGATCAATCTCCACCAGGTCAGGACTTGTTCCCAATCGGCAGTTCCCATATTAGCATATGCCTGTTGGACCTGTGTTCCTATTTGATCGGCAACCACAGCCGGAGCCCTAAGATCCCACGGGGCAGTAACAACTGTAAAGGGACCGCCGTGCTGTCCAACTGTAACACTGAAGCCAGTAGGAAGAGCCTTCCACTGGTCCACAACTACAAACAAAATTTTTGTGTATGGACCAGGAAGCCGAACATAGCTCGTGGGACGATTCATATCAACATCGCCCTCATCGTCTTCATCCCCGACACCAACCTGTTGAGCTTCTAAGTACTTAAATCTGTAAGGATATTCACAGAAAAGGAGAAGCCACGCAACAAGTGCCTGATTGGCTAACGACCAATCTGAGCGAACGGGAACAACCGCTATTCCCTCAATAGATGGGTCGCCAATCCTAGTTGGTTCCCAGTTAGCGGCGGGGGAAAGATTACCCGAGTAAACGCGGAAAAAATCACCCAATGAGCAGACTCTCGCACGGATTAAATTGTCGGCGTAGTCTGGACCGTCTACTACATTACCAAGTGGCCAATAACGACTACCGTACGAATAAGTTAACGGTAGTGTTATTTTAAATATTGCACCAGGTAGTAGTGGATCAGATCGCTCAGTAAACGTACAATCCATAGCGGCGTACATGAACAGTCTCAATAACAATTGGTCACATGCAGCTGTATTACTACCCTGTATCACACCAACCGTGTTGGATCTCGCCAACAGAGAGACGTCCCCAACTATCTGTGCTAGATTCATCCTGAGAGCACTCCCCACTTCACTAGGTTTCTCCCCAACTAACAGTTCTCTCGCAGTAGAGAACATCGATGAGGATCTGAGAGCTACACCGGGCGCAGAGGCACCTCCTGAGAGCCCAAAACATGCACGATCTATCCCAACAGTAGCACCAACGACTCTTCGAAAACGGTGAAATTGTAATCCTACGGCACTAGCTACGTTAACGACGTCATAGATGTCGCTTATGGAAAGAGTGGTTCTACTGAACATCGACGAAGCGTATATTCTGGTTGCTTGAGTCATACTAGTTATGCTGTGCATCACAGGCGCAGGCTCACTTGACTTTCTTATTGCATATACCCAATCAGGCAAACTGGCTTCAGTCTTTTTACGCACTATTTTCTTTAGTGTCTTTGTATCTCTAAAGGGTTTCTTCTTTTCTAAACCCTTCGTTTCTTTTTTATCTTTTAATTCGGGGATGGAGTCGTCCCCTATGGCCTCACTTGGAGTCGTAGACCCCTCCCTCGGCGGCTTTACCTCCTCAGGACTTACTTTCGCTGATAAATTTTCATTTCTATCTTCTTCTGTGCTCATCTTATTATACTGACTTTAATTAATTGATTTGTCCCACAGATGGACGGCTACTGCTGTAGGGCACGTTCCATTCCCTTTCAGTCGTTCCTATGGACTGACTACCTCGGTGACCTAAGAATCACAGATCGAGTTGAACTTGGTACTTCATCGAACGGAACTGTCACACCAGTATCTTATTCAACTCTCATTTTGAGGCATGCTCCATTCTCCTCAGCAGGTGGAGCTCCGCATCTCGGCGGGCCTGAATGAACAGGACTAACGGTATTTTGCGCGTCCGAATCCTGTTTTTTTGTTTTTGGTTTTTAAAAGGGTTTTATAATTTTTAAAGATATTTAGTGATTTTTATTTTTATTTTTGTTATATTTTTAATTTTATAATAGTTTTTAGAGTGCGGAGACTGACGGCGTTTCCCGTTTCGAACAACTATCGAAATAGTCTTTATTCAACCTACGACAGGCGTATTTCCCGTTGAAAAGTTCATTTGGAAACTTTTAAAGATGTAAAAA